AGGTCATCGACCGGCCTCGGTTTGAATGATCCGCCGAACCTGGCGCCGGGTGATCCCGTAGCGATCGGCGAGCTCGGCCCGGCGGCCTTGGTCAGCGCCGGCCTCGGCGATCTTGCGGCGGTCGCCAGCGGTGAGGTCGAGGCGCGTGCGCGGCCGATAACTATTTTCGACCAGGCGCGCCAGGCACGACCAGGGCGCCGCCGGCGCCGCCGGGCCGGTGACGGTGTGAGATCCGAGTCGGCCCTCGAGCACGGTGACCAGGGTGACCAGGCCAGCGCGCCACAGCTTCCAACGCTCGACGCCCTGGCGACCGGGGTCGCGAACCATGACCAGGCACGCCAGGCCGCCGCCCTCGAGCTCGACGACCTCGGGCCGGGCGAGGCGCCGCGACGGTAGTCGGTGCCAACGGTGATCGCGATCGCGCGCCTCGAGGTAGGGCGCGACGTTCCAATCGGGCCGCGTCGCCGTGCGGGCGTGGTAGGCGACGATCCGCGCCAGGTCTCTCGGTAGGCCGGCGACGGCGCCGACCAGCGCCTCGGCGTCCACAGGCACGGCGGCGCCGCTATAGAGGAACGACGCCGGGCCGCCGCCCGAGACGCGCTCGCCGTCCATTGAACAACCGTCGCCCGATCGAGACGGCCAACCGAGGAACCGATCGGCCCCGCCGCCGCCGCCGCCGGCGGCCTCGGTCATAAACGCCCACACAAGCGCCGCCTCTATATCCACGATCGAAATCGCACCACCGTCACCACCGTCACCGAGACCGTCACCGCGCTTTACCATCTACGACTCCCTCTTTCCTTAGAGTTTGATAGATAGGTGACGGCGGTGACGGTGGTGACGGGGGTGATTGTCTCGCGCGCGCGCGCGTAGCAACCCCCCGCGACCGTCACCGCCGTCACCACCGTCACCAAATTACTAATTGTTAAGCCTTATCAATCGGATCATTGCACGGCGCCGGCTTTTGCTTACCGTCACCACCGTCACCGCCGTCACCGCCGTCGAGCTCGAGGCCGATCAAGGATCCAACCAGCCAAGTGCAGCGCGCCGCCACGCCGGCGAACTTCTTTCGCGGCACGCGCTCGCCGTAGTTGGCGCCTGGCGCCAGGCGTAAAACCGACGTCCATCGACCATGAGACCAGCGCGTCCCGGTGAATATCTTTTCGAGGCCGGCGTGCTGATTGGCGACGACCAGGCACGCGAACGGCTTGTCGGCGACGGCCGCCGGCGAATTGCAAACCATGACGCCGTGCGCGCGCAGCGCGACCATGACCGACGACCGCATAACGTCGGCGTGAGCCATTTCAACCAGGTCAGCGAGCGGCCGGAAAACCCGCCGCTTTTCGCCGCCCTCGTCGACAAATATCTCGGCCTCGACGCGAACCGAGAGCATCCATTCGAGGCATTGCGCCCATTCTGAATCTGACTTGTCGCCGGTGAGCTCGGGCAGGGAATAGCCGGCGACGAGCTCGGCCGCCTCGTCGGCGGTGACCAGGGCGTCGCTTGTGAGCGTCGCCGACATTGCCAAGAGCGAGCCGAGTTGATCGGCCTGGCGCGAGGTTTGAGAGGCATCGGCCATGGCGGCGCGAAAGGTCGCCAGGTTGACGAGGAACCTCGGAAAGCCGGCGACCACGCGGGCGCGCAACGCCGGGCCGTCGCCGGCAAAATCGGCGATCCCTTCCTCGAGGCCGGCGCGCGATCGGGCGGCCGCCTCGGCGTCGAGATCCGCCGTCGGCTCGTCGAGGCCAACCACGGTTATTCGAGCGAAATCCTCAGGCCGAAATACGCCGCGCGTGATCGAGGTCAAATAGAAACAGGCGCGTATCAACCAGGCCGACGCCTTGCCTTCAGCCGAGCCGCGCACGACGGGCGCCTGATTGTCGGTCGACGCCATTTTCGCCATACGGATCACGGCGCGGACGAGGCCGGGATCATTCTCGGAATCCATCTCGTCGAGCAATACAGGCTTGGCGGCGCCGGCGAGCGATTGACGCAAGCCGGCCTCGGTCGGCTGACTCGCTCGAAACGCAATATCGCCGAATAGCGGGTCGAGTATCTGCTCGAGCGTTGACTTGCCGGCGCCGGCCGGGCCGTCAACCCATAGGTGCGGCCGCCATTTCAAGGCGCCGGCGACCATGCCGCAACCGAGCCAACCGAGAACCAGCGACGCCGATCCCCCCTTACGCCACGGCCAGGTCGCGAGAAACGCCTCGAGCTCGACCATACGGGCAGCGGTGGCCGCCACCGGCAGCGGCGACGGCTCGGTCGGCGCCAGCGGATAGATCACGCCGGCGAGCTCGACGCCGGCGCGGATCCAGCGATAACCAGGGATCGCCGGCGCCTCGAGGATCTTGGCGGCGAGCTTGTCGTCGGCCAGGGCGGCCGGGATCATCACGCGGTCGCCGCAATGGACGACCAGGCCGTCGGCCGCGTCGGCGCCCGCGCGCCAGGCGCCGGCGCCGCGAACGCGGCGCGCCAGGTTGAAATAGCCGGCGGCGAGGGCGCGCTCGATCAGCCACGGCCCGACCTTGCGAACGGAAAAGCCGGCGACCTGGTTGCCTTTAAGCTCGACGAAATCGCGCTCGAGCCACGCCACCGAGCCGTCGAAAATTTCGGCGATCCCGGCGTTTGTCATGCCGCGCGCGACGATCTTTTTAACGATCCCAGACGGCGACAAAAAATAGTAGCCGCCGACGCCGTCGTGGCCGAGCGCCAGGGCCGGGCAATCGGCGCCGAGCACGGCGACCTCGGGCGGATCCTCGGGCGGCGGCGGCGCCGGCCGGTAATCCTCGAGCTCGACCAGGTCGCCAGGGCGGAACGGCGCGTCGTCGTCGCGTTCGTTTATCATGGTGTCGAGCCTTTCGATTTGTAGGCGCCGGCGGTGATCCAGTAGATCGACGGCGCGGCGTTGTGATTGCGATCCCAAACGAACCACGCGAAATCCATCACGCCGCCGGCGGTTTGAGCCTGGCCGTTGCGCGGCGTTGCGATCCGATCGGAGATCACCAGGCAGCGCGCGAGCGGGTGATCGTCAAACAGGCGCCGGCGCTCGGCCGAGGCGAGGAACGTGACGCGCAAAAGCATCGCGACGTAATCGGCGCCGAGCTCGAGCGCGTGCCGGCAAAACGCGGCGGCGTGGCGGTAGGGCGGATTCGTAATTATTCCCGGCGCCTCGAGCTCGGTCGTCTCGAGGAAATCGACGCCCGGCCGACCATAGCCGCGATCAACCAGGTCGCTCGAGATCACAGAGAAGCCCCACGCCTCGAGCTCGAGCGAGATATCGCCGCGCCCGGCGGCCGGCTCGAGGATCGTTCCCGGTATCCGCCGGCCGGCGCGCATTTCACAATCGAGCAAGGCGCGCACCGCCTCGGGCGGCGTGGTATAGAAGTCGTCGACCTGGCGCTCGCCAGTGATCGTGCCGGTGGCGCCCATGAGCCGGTGCGAGGTCGTCATATTCATCACGCGGCCCTCGGGACCAGGAAACGCGGCGGCGCCAGGCGCCGGGCGAGCATCGCCGCCGCCCTCGCCGCCGTCGCCGCCTCGGCGGTCGCGGCGGTATCGCAAACCACGCGGGCCGGCGTGCCTTCCCAAAGGTAATCAAGGGCCGGCCAATCGAGCGCCATAAAGTGACGATCGTCGGCCCGCAACCAGGCGAGCGGATCGCCGACCAGGTGCAAGGTAAAACCGTGATCGGGATCCGCGGCCGGGTGGGCAAAGCCGAGCGCGTCGGCGGTGCCTTTGCGAAGCGCCCACCGGCTCGGATCGTCGAGCCGAAACGCGAGGATATCGGTCGCGCCGTTCCAGGTTTGGAATACATGGCGAAGCCGGCGCGGCATTGTGAAAATCGGCGCCGTGATAACCCGCCGACCATCCTCGGCCGGCGACCAGGCGGCGCCATGGAACTCGGCGCGCGTCGTGCCGATCCATCGCTCGACCAGGCGCGGCCCGGCGACGCCGAGGCGCTCGCGCACGCGCTCGCCGCCGGTCGTCATAAGCGATTTACAATAACCGCCGACCTGGTCGTCGAGCGCGCCGGTCAACGGACAATCTCGAGGCGCGGCGACAACGTGCGCCGCGAGGCGGTGGACTCGACCGAGGGCGGGATCCGGCGCGGTAGATCTAGGACGCCGACGCGGGTTTGGACGGCCGAGCCGGTGCGCCCTATGAGCCCGGCGATTTGATTGTTTGTTAGCTCGAGGGCGCGAAGCCGCGCGAGCTCGGCGTCGGCGGCGGCGGTCCACAGTCGATACCCGCTTTCTCGCAACGTCGACGGCGCCGCCATGGCCCGCTCGAAATCGCCCTCGCCGATCTCGAGGCGCGCCAGGTCGTGCCGGGTGCGCCGAGTGTTGGCGATCGCGCCGAGCTCGTCGAGCGGGATCGCGACCATATTAAAACGGAATTGACCGAGGCCGAGCGGGACAACCTCGTCGCCGCAAGAGCGCAGATAGTCGACCAGGCCGGCGACGGCGCCAGGCTCGCACCGCCGCTCGATCGGCGGCGTGAGCTCGCGGCCCTCGGGCCAGGAAAAATGGCGGCCATAGGTTGTCGTCGCGGTCATGGCGAAGAATCCCCCGGCCAACGCGCTCGCGCGGTTTTGAGTAATTGCACCGCCAGGTCGAGCGCCCGGCGCGGCGTGATCTCGGCGATCGCCTGGTCGCCGTGGTCGCCGTACATAATCAGGCGAAGCGGCGAGCCGGGATCGGCGTCGTGAATGATTACCTTTTTCGCCGGGCCGTCTTTTTGCCAACCGGCGGCGACCATGGCGGCCTCGAGCTCGTCGACGAACGCCGGCGCGAAAGGCCGATAACTATCGGCGAGAACCTCGAGGGCCGGCCAGGCTTTCGGCGACGAGACGCGGATCGGGACCAGGTCGGGCGGCGTCGTCGGAAACTTGCGCGATTGAAATCGCGGCTCGCCGGTGAGACGGAAGGCGGCGCCGCTCATGCCGCGACCTGGTCGACGCGAGTGACGTCCCGCGTCCTAAAAAAGCCGTCGTGACGCGGGTGCCGCTTCATAAATAACCGGGCGTAATAGGCGTGAAAATTATTGTTTAGCTTGAAATCGGCGCCGGTTGTCTCGATCTCGGTATGCCACCGGATCCGCTCAAAAATCGCTTTCGCCGAGTAGTGCGCGCGGCGCCGGGCGGCCTCGAAAGTGTATTGCTCGAATAACTCATAAACGCGGGGGTTGGCGCGGTGGAACGCGCGCCAGGCCGCGACCAGCCAGCCGCGCCGGTCAATTTCCAGCCGCCGGCGGCGATCCGCTTCGCCCGCTCGCGAATATAGTTCGCGTCCATGCCGGCGGAATCGCAGACGTTTATAAAATCGCGGCCGAAACCGATTAACCAGGTACGCGCCTCGGCGCGCTCGCGCATCACCGCCGAGCTCATTTTCGGGCGCTCGACCAGGGCGTCGTGAAAGGCCAGGTGTAGGACGTTGAGCCAAAGCCGGCGCGAGGCGACGGCCTCGCCAGGGTCGGGATCTCGCTCGCCGTTCATAACCAAGCCCCTCGGCCCTCGTTGAGCACGACCAGGCGGTGAACCTCGGCGATCCGGCGTAGCTCGGCGGTTTCCCCGGCGCGCGACCTCATGGTCGGCCCTCGATCGCGTCGATCGCCGGCAGGTAAGCCGGCCGTTGACGCGGCGCCGGTAGGAACCGGCCGCTATCGTCGGGACCATCGGCCAGGATAATCAGCGGCGAGCGATCGTCGGGCGCGACAAAGGCGCCGGCCCAATGCGCCGCATCGGCGAGCTCGCGGAACTCGACCAGGCCGTCGAGGTGGCGGCCGTCGGTGACCTCGAGAACTTGCCACCGTGCGGTGACGACATTGGTCGCCAGGCGCACGATCAGGTCGACGCCGTCGTAGCTCATACGATAGACGCCCGAGGCGCTCGCCTCGAGGCGAAGCGCCAGGACATTCGGCGCGACCGAAATCAAAAACGGTCGCCCCGGCGGAAATTTTGCGGTGGTGGTGGTGGTGTTCATAACGGTCGCCCCTTGCCAGGTTACAGGGCGCCCCGCGCTCGAAGGCGGCGCCGATCGAGCCGGTGCAATCGGGCCGATCGGTCGCCACCCCCGTACCTACCTGGCAGCAGGGCGCGCCGATCACATATCAGTGACCGACGTCACAGGTCATTAACCAGGCCGCAACGCTAGTCAAGTGCCTATTTCGACCTATAATGCGCGTCACGCCGGCCGGCGCTTTTGCCGGCCGTCACGACCTGGCAGTCAGAAAGGCGAGCCCATGTTTATCGACGATTATTGCGACCTAGCAAAACGGCGTAACAAATTGAAATCAGACAGAGAATTGACTCGGCGCTTGGGCCTGGTCGGCTCGGCAATTTCAAACTGGCGCACAAAGCGAACCTGGCCGAGCGATCAAACCATGGTCGATCTTTGCGAGCTCGCCGGCGAGGATCCGCGCGCGGGATTATGCGATTTGAATCTATGGCGCAGCGAATCGACCGACGTTCGCCTCGCTTATGAGAAGATCCGCATGGCTTTAGCGGCGGCGGCGGCGATCGCGATCATGGTCGGCGGCCTCGCGGTCCCGGCCTCGGCGGCGGCCCTCGATCGTGCGCCCGAGCGCGCATCCGAGCGCGCATCGGCGACCGCCTACGATATATTATGGGAAATTGTGGCGCACGCTATTGTCCCGGCCGTTAAACGATTATTGACACTAACTTATCGCCCGTTCTTAATCCGCGCTTAATTGCTGGAGGCTAATTTTGCGCCATGGCCGGCCCCCTCTACGAGCCCTATCACTACCCGCTTGCAGAGCACCGCGAGCTTTTGCGATTACTCGGGCAAATGCCGCGCGACGCGCTCGATCCGGCGGCCCAGTTTTTTTATGCCGTCGGCAACGCGCTTGAAGCGCGCGCCCGGACTCATAGCGAAACCCGCCAAGCACAACGCCAATCGAGCGAGCGGTTTGACGACCTGCAAAGCCTTCGCCTGGTGATCCGCACCCTGGTCGACCAGGGCCGTGAGCCCGACGAGATCCGCCGGCAATTAGCAAGTCAGGACGTCCCGGCCGTAACCGTCGATCATTTCATCGCCGAGGCCAAGCGGCAAGCCGTCGCCAGCCGCCGCGCGGCCCGCGATCGCGAGATCGCCGAACTCGCCCTCGCCATGACCACGGCTGAGATCGCCAAGCGCCTCGGCGTCCATCGCTCGACCGTGAGCCGGATCGTCACCAGGTCGCGGGCAAAGGCCGCGAACGGCGTTCGCGATCACACCGAGGCGCCGGTCGGACCCTAGTCTGGCCGGTCAAGGGCGGCGCCCTACGGCGGCGCGATCGACCGCGACATGGTGCGCCTGGTCGCGGCGATCCCGCCGGGCGCCCGGGCGCCGACGGCGGCGTTTTTCGGCGCCGCCGCCGAGGCGCTCGAGGCGCGCACCGAGATCCATCAAGTGACGCTCGAAGTACGTCAAATAACAAACAAACAATTAAGCAACGTCGCCGGCTTGCGCCAGGTGATCGGCGCCCTGGTCGACGCCGGCGCCGGCGACCAGGCGGTCGCCGACCAGGTCGCGGCGCTCGGTTTCGGCGCCGAGGCGATCGCGTATTTCACGCGCCAGGCGCGCCGCCAGGCGAAGGCGGCCGCCGTCAAGGCGCGCGACGCCGAGGCCGTGAAACTCGCCGAAACCATGACCATGACCGAGGCCGCCGCCCGGCTCGGCGTCAACCGCGCGACCGTGAGCCGGGCGATCAAGTCGGCGGCGTCGAGGTAGGGAGCGAACCCCCTCGAATAAAAGCCGGGTCTGGTCCTCGATTTTCTCGGATTGAGCCCCCTGCCCTGGCGAAATTAACCATTGCCAATGGTGAACCTTGTTCCCTATATTGACGTTCGCTCTACGTCACTAGTCATTATTCATATAGGGAGATTGCTTGATATGTTGAATTCGACGACGACCGCAACGGCGGCGGCGGCCTCGGCCCCCGTCATCGAATACCGCACCGGCAACTATTACGACGGCGACCAGGTGCTCGAGATCACCGTCACCGAGGCCGGTTATCACTTCCACGACGCGAGCCGCGATTTGACCGGCCTGGTCGAGCGGCCTTTCGAGGAATTCGCCACCGTGCTCGAGCGCGCCGGCCATGACCTCGGGCCGTTCGTTTATGGCCGCTATTCGCGCGGCGCCTATTCCCCGGCGGCGCGCCTGGTCGACGAGCCGGCGCCGCTCGACGAGCGCGACGAGGCCGCGTTGATCCAGGCCGGCGTGACTTTCGACGTCGAGCTCGACGGCGAGGATATCGGCGGCGTTCACTATTGCCTGGCGCTCGGTGGGTGGCTCTTTACCTCGACGTTGCCCGGGTGCCCTGGCCGCTCGCGGACAGCGGCGCCCTTTGGCGTTATCAAAAGCCGGATCTTGAAACGCTGGTCGCGGGCCTCGGTCGTCGCGCGGGCGGTGACGTCATGAGCCCCGATCAATTCCGCGCCTGGCGGATCCGCCTCGGCCTTTCCTTGACCGGCGCCGCCGAGCTTCTCGGCGTGAGCCGGCGCGCCGTCGCCATGTACCAGGCGCCGGCGACGTCGAGCTCGAGGCGCGACGTTCCCGGGACAATCGCCAGGCTTTGCATTGCCACGGAAACCCTGGCCGACCTCGGCGTCGATATTGCCACACTGCGCCAAGAGCTCGACGAGATCGTCGCCCTCGAGGCCGGCGCCCCGGTGATACATTGACCGGCGCCGCCATGAGCTACGTTGAGATATGGCTCGACGATCCAGTGATCGGGTGCGGCACGCGCGGCCTGGTCGTCATTACAAGCGGCCGGAGTTACGTCACCGTCATTGATCCGGCGTCCCTGCGATCGCGCAAGATCGGCCGCGAGCAATGGCGCGGCGCCAAGCCGATCGACGTCCCGCTCGGCCGCGTCGCCCGGCGTATGCGGCGGCGGTGGCGCGAGCTCGATCGGCTCGACGCCGGCGCCGGTCAATCAAAATTCAAACGCAAGACTAAACGCCTGGTCGCGGCCGTCGAGGCCGCCGCCAAAATTCAGTAAACCGACCTGGTAGGAGTGCAGGAAATGACCACGACCAAGACAGCGACCACCACCAAGCGCACGACCAAAGCGGCCGCCAATCCGGCGACCGCGAAACCTGGCAAGGGGGAGACCATGACCAAGACAAAGAACGCGACCAAGCGCGCCGCGCCGGCGCCGACCGCCAACCTCGAGACCGGCGTCGCCATGCTCGCCCTCGGCGACCTTCATACCGCCGGCATTAACCCGCGCTCGACGTTTGACGCCGCCGCCATGGCCGAGCTCGAGGCGTCGATCGCCGCGAACGGGATTCTTCAATCTATTACCGTGCGGCGGTGCGTGGCCGGCTTTGAAGTGATCGCCGGCGAGCGGCGGTTTCGGGCGGTGACCGCCCTCGCCCTGGCCGGCGATTGGGACCAGGCGCGCTTGATCCCTTGCCGGATCCTCGAGCCCGAGCTCGAGGCCGGCGACGGCGACCAGGCGGCGCTTAGTGCCGCGATCGTTGAGAACGTCCAGCGCGAGGATCTATCGGCGCTCGACGAGGGCCGGGCGTTCGCCAGGTTGCGCGACGCCGATCCGAAACGCTGGTCGCCGGCGGCGATCGCCAAAGCGATCGGCAAAAGCCGGCGCCATGTTTTGTTGCGCTTCGCCCTGGTCGACAAGCTCGGCGCCAAAGCGACCACGGCGCTCGACGCCGGCGAGATCCCCCTCGCCGCCGCCAGGGCGCTCGCGATCGCGCCGCCGTCGGTGCAAGACAAGGTGATCGCCGGCACGATCGCCGGCGGCGCCAGCAATCCCTACTTGCTCACTTATGAAAGCGTGCGCCGCGAGATCCTTCGCAAATTGCCGGCCATGGAACATCGCATTTTCGATCGCGCCCATTACAAGGGCGAAATCGTCGGCGACGATCGCGATCGCCGGGCCGCCGACGTCGAGCAATACGACCGCTTGCAAGCGGCCGCCCTCGAGGCGCTCAAAATCAAGCTCGGGAAAAAATGCGCGTTCGTCGACGTCCTCGACTACAACAGCGGCGACGATCGGGCGTTCTACGCCGGCGATTATGGAATCGGCAAAGGTCACCAGGCCGGCGCCGTGATCGTCATTCAGCACGGCGGCCATATCGTGGTCCTCGAGGATCGCTTGCGGCCGAGCGACGAGCTCGAGGCCGCGATCGTGCGTAGCGCGGTGACGATCCCCATGAGCGCGGCGGCGGCGGCCGAGGCAAAGGCCGCAAAATTGTTGCCGACGCAATTGAATATGGCCGACGTCGCCCGGCGCAAAACGGCGGCGTTGCAAGCCGCCGTGATCGAGGATCCGCTCGGCGGCCTTCGCGTCGCCGTGTTCGCCTTGCTCGGCGGCGGCCAGGTGGAAATAAACGCCGGCGAGATCGGTCGCGACGATATGGCCCTCGCGCCGGTGATCGCGGAAAAGGCGGCCGCTTGGGCGAAGCGGATCAAATCGCTCGAGCTCGCCCTCAATGCGCGGCCGGTGTTGCGGATCAAAGGGAGTGCCGGTCAACAATGGCGCCGCGACGTCGACGCCGCCGCCGTTCCCGCCTGGCGGGCGATCGGCAAGCTCAAAGCCGACGACCTGGTCGAGCTCTTGGGCGTCCTGGTCGCGACGCAAGTCGGTACTTGGAACGGGTTTCGGGCAACGCTCGGCGACAACGGGATCGCCGCCGCCCTGGCGAGCGATTTCAAAGCCGACGCCTGGCAAACTTTCAACGCCGACGCCCTGGTCGAGTTTATGGAAACGGCGCGGCCGTACCAGCTTCGCCGGATCGCGGCCGCCGGCGGGATCGACAAGGTCGACGGCAAGGCGATCGCCACGGCGTCGGGCAAGGCACTACGGGCCGAGATCAAGGATCGGGCGGCGAATATGAAGCTCGACGCGGCGGCGTACAAAATTCCCGAGCTCGGTTTCGGAACGCGCGAGGAAATCGAGGCGGCGAGTTGCGACCAGGCGGCCGCCGGCGACTAGATAATCGTTGGGGGAATGACCTCGGGCCGGCGAGAAATCGCCGGCCCGTTTTCTTTATGGCCGCCGGCGGCGGCCGGTTAAATCCGGCCGCCGCCTCGGCCAGACCTGGTCAAGCGGCCGAGCTCGTCGATATAGCCATCAATCTCATGGTCGCGGTAGCGGTGACGCGGGCGGCCGATCCGAATCGCCGCGCCAGGGTGGCGAAACCCCCACAACGGCCATGGGTGAACAGGCACGGCGTCGCGGCCGCGCACATAACGGAGGATCCTCGTCGGCGACGCCTCGAGGCGTCGCGCCAGGCCGGCGAAACCAGGCCGAGGCGCGCCCAAAGTGACCAGGCTCGCGACGCGATAACCCTCGGCGAGCGCCAGGCCGACCGCGATCGCCGCCTCGGCGCCGCCCTTACTATGACCGCAAAAGTGTATCGAGCGTTCCTCGGCGGCGGCGACCGCGAGCAAGGCGTGCAACACCGGCCAAATCCGGCGCACGCCGTCGCCGAATCCTCGGTGAATGAGCCCGAGCTCGGGATCGCGGCGCGGCAGGGCGCGCAAGTCTTTGAGAATGTCGGCGCCGTCGAAGGTCGTGCCACGGAAACCATAGATCGCCGCCTCGGCGCCGCCCTGGTCACCGTCGACCAGTACTTCAAGAACCTCGACGCCGCCGGCCTCGACGGTCGGCGCTTGCTCATAGGCCAGGCGCGCGACGCCGGCGAGCTCGAGCGGTGTCACGGCGCGGCGGCCGGCTCGACCAGGACGCCGGCGCCAGGCAGCACGGCGCCGGCGATCGCGTCGATCAAGCCGGCGGCGACGTCGGCGCCGAGCTCGTTTTGCTTGGCCGCGATCTCGCCTTTAACTTTCGCCAGGGTATCGAGCACGGATTCAACGTGGCCGACCTGGTCGGCGTGGTAACGGAACAAGAGCTCGGCGGTGGTCGGGTGATAGACCTCGATCGTCACCGCGCCCTTGTCGGTGCCGCTATCCCACGCCAGGCGCACCGGGATCTCGACGCCGGCGTCGGTGACGATCACGGTCTCGAGCTCGACAAACGTCCCGGCCAAGGATTGCGAACGGCGTTCGCCCTCGCCCGTCGAGCCGCATCCAGAGACCAGGAACGCGAACGCGAGCACGACGGCGAGCGGCGCCAGGGCGTGCGATTGTCTAAACCAGGTGTCGGCCATATCTAACAATCCTTTCGATCGGTATAGCGGCGGTAATCTTTGAGCCACGCGGCCGTCGATCCCTTGCCGGCGGCGGTGTTGTAGTGAGCCTTCCAATAGGCGGCTAGGCCGACCAGGTCGTCGGCCTCGGGCAGCGGCGCCGGGATCATCCAATACTTGAGCCGGGCGATCGCCACGGCGAACGCCATATCGCAAAGTAGCTTGACCTCGAGGGCACCGTGGTCGATCGCGTGCCATTCGATCTCGGGCGTCGAGAGGATCCAAACGGCGGCGCCGAGGCGGTCGCGCAGATCCGGCCGCAAGCCGAGGTAGCGCACCGCGACGTCGGCCGCCGTGGCCGGCTCGATTTGAAAGAACGAAACCGCGCGACCTGGTCGACCGCCTTTGAGCTTTTGCCTGATATGGCGAAGGCCGCGCGATTCATGTAGCGCGGTCCCGATCAACAATTCCTCGGCCGGCAGCGACCAGGCGCCGAGGCGCTCGAGCGTCGGGCGGACGACCTCGCGGCGAAACTCGCCGACGATCACGACGGCGGGCCGAACATCTGCGACGCGATCGCGCCAACGGCGGCCGAGATCGCGAGCGCGATTGAGCTCGCGATCCAGCCGATCATTGACGCCTTGCCCTTGCCGATATTTATCGCCGCGTCGATCGAATCCATACGGCCGAAAATCTTATCGAAATGCTCGTCGCTCTTGACCTCGGCCCGGTCGATTCGATGCTCGAGCCCCTCGACGCGGGTCGATAGGCGCGCGAGCTCGGCGAGCTCGTCGGGTGTCACGGCGCGCCCTCGAGCTCGGCGCCGCGCTCGCCTGGCGCCGGCGCGGCGACCGGCTCGACATGATGGCCGCTCGAGATCACGCAACCACGGCCGGCCGTATCGCGCGCCAAAATCGAGAACGTGCGGCCCTCGGCCGAATACCAAAATTCGGCAACATGAGCGCCGCCGGCGGTCGGCCAACGGAATATGGGCGCCTCGCCGAAATAGCGATCGAGCTCGGCGGCGAGCCGGGTATAAGCGCCACAGATCGGGCCGCCGGCGTCCGCCGCCGCCGAGACCAGGCCGGCGACGGCCAGGGCGCCGGCGGCGACCAGGTAGACGCGAGCGGCCGTCACGACGTCGGCCATTGGTCGCCGTCGGCGAACGGATCCGCCGCCTCGGGATCGACCGCCTCGAGCGCGTCGCGGTCGTCGATTGTCTCGAGCTTGGCCTCGGCCTGGCGGGCGTAGTTGAAAATTCGGCGCGCCAGCTTAATTGACGGCGGCAAAGCGGCCTGGTCGAGCGCCGGCCATAGGGCGCGGATTGTGCGAAGCACTACCGGATCCGCCAGGTCGGGCGACACGGCGGCGATCCGCTCGAGCGCGATCCGACGGAACTTTGCCCGAGGTGTGCGCCGGCGGCGACCAGGGCGATCAAAATCAGATTCCTCGGCGTCGCGTTGTCGATTGGCGGCGGCGGTCAGTTTTTTGACGCCGGTCGGCGTCGCGCGTTCCCTTGCCATGGTTTCCCCCTACCCGTTGTTAATGCCGTAAAGGCGGAAAACGCCGCTGATATTTCCCGACGACATTAAAAATTGAATTGAATCAATTGCGGCCGTGTTCAATCGGCACGCGCCGCCAGCCACCACGGCGAGTTGCGGGCCGCCGCTTATCCCCTGCCAGCCAAATAACCAAGTAATCCATTTGTTGTAAGTCGTGCCGGCCGGGTTGTTGATTTCGACGGTTATCATTCCGACCTCGGCGGCGACGTTGCCCATATTGGACTCCGACGCCGTGCCGGTAGCATTGATTTGGGCGTCGGCCGTATTGCTCGAGGTGCCGCTTACCGAACCGCCGCCGGCGTTTTTCCCCGCCGTCGACCAGGAATAATCCGAGGCGCCGGAATCGTAGCTCGCGCCGCCCGAGCTATCGGTCCTAATCCATAGCTCGACGTTGTCGGTCGCCGGGTGGACGTCGGTGCCAATCACCACATAGCGGTCATACGTGCCATCTAGTGAGCCGTCGAAATCAACGCTCGAGGCGGCGGCGGCGGTGATCGTCGCGATATGGGTGAGGCCGGCGGATCCGCCGCCGCCGCCGATCGTTTCAAACTTCGTGCCGTCGCAAACGATCATTTTACCGGTGGCTTGCGCGAGCTCGATCGTCGCGGCGGCGTCGATCGTTTCCGAGCTATTCGGATCGACGGTCAAGGCGCCGGCGCCAATATTCGAGACGTAGCAGAACCAGCCATCACCGAGCGTCGCGGCGGCGGTGAGATTGAACGTCACGGCGCTCGCCTTATTGAAGATCAGGTGGCGGCCCCGGTCGGTCAACAGGGCGGTATAGTCGCCGGTCTTGGCGCTCGCCGGCGCGGCGCCGATCGGCATCCCGCCGGCGGTCGCGCCGTCGTGAGCCCGTAGCGAGTTGCTCGAGGTGTCGACCGTGACCTCGCGAGCGGCGCCGGTAAAAACGTCATTCTCGGCCTTGGTCCCGCCGCGTAGCTGTAACTGTGTGTCAGGCACTAGACGAGCCCCCCATAATCAAAAGATTGCGTCGCGGATCCGGCGACCGATCCATAGGCTTTCGCGGCCGAATGAATCCCCGCCACGGCGCCATAATCGAGGCCGACGGCGGCGGCGTCGCCAACTAGAAAATTGGTTTCGCCGACAAAGCTCGAGCGCACGCCGATGCCATTGAAGGCGCGCACGCGAACGTCGTAGGCCAGGCCGGCGGCGGCCGGCCCGATAAACGCCGTCGCCTCGTCGCCGGCGACCTGGAACGTCGGTTCATAATTGGCGTCGGCCGCCTTCTTAAATTGAACCTCGAAACCGCCGCGTTGCAAAACCGAGGCGTCGGCCGGCGCCGTCCAGGTGACCTCGATCCGCGCGGACTCGGTGCCATCCGGGCCGGCCAGGATATCGGTCGCCAGGACGAGCGCGGTCGGCGGGTCGACCGAGAACGCATCGGGCAGGTTTGAGTTGGGCGCCAGGTCGGCGACCTCGGCGTCGGTGTCGGGGTCCCAATCGTAAACCGCCGAAGCGGTCTCTTGCATGACGATATCAATGCCGCCGCCTGGCGCGAATTGCCAGTCGACGACCTCGAAAATCTTACTCGAGAAAATCGAATCGGATCCTCGGTCGACGTCGAGATAGACGAGGTCGGTCGGGCGCAATTGCAACAGCGTTAGATTGCCGGGAAACGCCACGATCAGCCCTTGCCGCGCCCGCTCGTTTGTCAATTTGGCGAGCCGTTGCGCTCGGTGTTGCTCGGTGACGCCCGGCAGGTTGATCGCCTTGGTGATCCGCCGCCCAAAGTCGAGCGCCTCATAAGTCGCATTGGTGACCGGCTTGAAATCCGACGGTTGCCAGAAGTGATCGCGATCGGTGAATACGCCGGCGACCGAGTTAAATATATTTTGCGCGCCTGGTCGCGGCACTATCTCGAGATTGCCCGCGCGCATGTTGGCGGTCGTCAAGGTCACCGAGGGCGCGCCGGTGTATTCGCCGGCGACCAAGACATAGTTGCCCTGCGAATAGACCAAGGCGCCGAACATGGCCGAGATAAATTTCTCGGCGAGTACCAGCGGCCGTTGATTGAAAGCGTTGATCATGTTGGCGGTGAATCGCGTTTGGCTTTGGCGGTCGAGCGTGTGCGTTCCGGTGCCGGCGTCGGTGATATCAATCACCGTGCCGGCTCGAGCGTTAGCGAGCGACGTCGCGAGCTCGTACCTGGTCGCTGTGAGCGGGATCGGGTAGTACGTCGTCGAAACCGAAAGGCCGGCCGGCAGGGTGTCGGTCGTGGTCAACTGCACGGCGTCGCCGAAGTGCAACGGCGCCGGGCGATCGGTGCCGGCGACGACCTGGTCGAGCCAATCGGTCGAGGCGTCGGCGGTGAAATCAAAGGTCGCCAGGGCGGCGGGATAGGCGACGAGCTCGTCGCAGACGGCGGCCGCCGTGGCGATCGCGGTCTCGTCGACCTCGAGGGCGATATCGGCCTCGAGCCCGATCGGCGCCGTGAGAACGTCGGCGTTGCACAAGGCGGCGTTGTCGGTCCACTTCATTTCGCGCAGCTTGCCGCCGGTGCCGGCCGTGGTGACGTCAACGTCGACGGTGAGCGTCGTGGTCGTCGGCGCCGCTATGACCTCGAGCTCGCCGGCGACCGCCGGCGTCGCGCCCGTATGGCCGGAAACGAACGCGCGGCCGCCGGCGACCAGGCCGTGCGGCGAGGCGGTGACCAGGGTGCACCGCGACTCGAGCGTCGCGGTCGACGAGATCGGCCCCTCGTCGGTCAGATTGTCATCTGGGACCAGCGTCAAGGTGGTCGCCGCCACGGTCGCCACGGTGACCGAGCCGTCGTTGCTCGAGGTGCCGGCGACGGTGATCCCGATCCCGGCGACGTAGCCGTCGGCGGCGAAGTCGCCCGAGCTCGCGGCGATCGTTCCGGCGGCGGCGCTAAAGGTCAAGGTGCGGCCGCCGCTCGCCGTCGTGGTGAGCGCCGTGGCCGAGGTCGAGATTACAATCGCGGTGTCGGCGTAGTCGACGACCAAGCGGCCTTTGACCAGGCAGCGGATCGGCGGGACTCCCGTCGGATAAACCGCCCGGTCAAACTCGAGGCGGACATAAACGTAAGTGATCCCGCGAAACCGATCGGTCGCCACGATCTCGGCGACGTCGGCCAATAGATCCGCGTCGGTGGCTTGAAAATCCGAACCAAGGGCGATCTTGATTCTCGCCTTGCCGCTATACCGCCCGCTTGTGACGTTGCCCGAGCCGTCGAGATCCTCGCGCGTGCCGACGAGCTCGTCGCCGAACCAGATCTCGCCGACGCCATGGCAAGCGTGGCCGGCGAGCTCGAGAACCTGGTGATAATATTCGCCGTCGGTGCCGGTGGTGCCTTCGTAGAGGATCGTCCCGGCGACCAGGCGCTCGCCATGAATCCAAACATGAGGCGCCGTCGACGACCGGGTAACCCGCGTGAAACCGGATTCCTCGGCCTCGAAGGATCCGCCGGCGGCCGGCTTTGGTTTAGCGGTGAGCGCCTGAGAGATCAGCGAGGCGCCGACGGTGATCGCCGTGAAAGCAAGCGCCGAGGCGATCGCCGAGCCGCCCGAGAATAGACTCGAGATCGACGAGACGATCGTGCCGAGCCGTTCGCGATTGACCTGGTCGGCCGCCTGGTCGTGCCTGGTCATGGCGCGACGCCCCATATAATCGTTCGCTCGATAACCTGAGAGACAAAGCGGAGGGCGGTATCGTCGGCGAACTGGCCGCCGTTGCGCGAGCGTTGCCCGGCGTCGGTATAAAGCCGCTCGCGCACCACATCCCAATCGGCCGAGCGATTGAGCAACGTAACTGCGACCTCGGCAGTCTCGCCGAGGCGAACGGTCATGGTATCCATGCGGCCGCGAAAGATAACCGCCGGATCGGCGACCAGGTCATAGTTGGAATCAAGGAAGCCGAGCCAAACCGTCCCCGGCCGGCCGACAATATCCTCGGTGAGCGCCAGCGAGAGATTTGTCGCCGGCACGCCCGACAGTAGATAGGTGATCGAGAACGCGCGAAGCTCGCGACCTTCCTCGGCCGGCGACAGCGAGCCGACGTCGCCGGTCCCGGTATAAACCTCGCTATCGAATGTCAGGGATCCCCGGCCCGACCAGGTGCGGACCGCGCCGCTATCAAATTCGAGCTTGACCAGGAAAACCGCCTTGGCGCCGTCGGCGAGCAAGGATTCGGTTTTGGCGCCAACGGTGAGTGTGCGCGCCATTAGAACGCCTCGAGGGCGGCGAATGAAAAGCCGACGGTGATCCGGTTAAGGTTGCCCGACCAGGCCGCCGCGCCGTCGCCGGCGAGTTGCATGATCGCGACCGGGTTGACCAGGATCAACGGCGCATCGTCGGCCGGCGCCGCCACAAGGGCCGGCTCGAAAGTCACCGTCGCGTCGCCCGAGGAATCGCAATCGAGGCGCTCGGTGATAATCTTGAGCTCGTCGCCTACTTGGAAATAATCGCCAGGCTCGAGGATCCCGACCGTCGCGGCGGCGCGGAAACCGTCGAGGGCGAGCGCGTTGCCGGTTTGCGCGGCGCCGTCGACGAGCGGCGTATCTTGGCCGGCGTCATAGGCGCCGCGCGGCGCCCGGTGGTCGGGATCGAAACCATAGAACCGCCCGGCGGCCAGGCGGCGGCCTGGCCGGCCGACATAGCCGGCAGGGTGTAGCGCGCGTTCCACAGGGCGCCAGGTAGCTCGACGGTTTGCACGGCGCCAGGATTCAAGGTCGAGCGGAATGACTGCGTCGCATACTTGAGCGAGAAACTGGACTCGACAAAGCCCGGCGCGGCCGGGAGATAGATCGTTGTCATGGCGGTCCCCTAAACCCTACGCATGCGAGCGAACTCGCCGCCGAGCGCCGAGCTCGCTTGAACGGCGGCCAGGGTGTCGCGCTTGATCGCGTCGGCGGTGTTCCTGAGTTTGGCCTCGGCCTCGAGGCTCGCGCCGGTGAAATCGAAATGTTGCACGATCGTCATCGACGCGGCGGATCCGCCGCCGCCGCCGCCGCCCAGGGCCGGCACGCGCGGCGCGAAAACCTCAATACCAGCCTCACCGACGTTGGCGACCTGGCCGCGCAGCAGCTTGCCGCCGGTTGCCCGATCGACGCCGCCGGCGCCGTGGCCGATCGGGCCGGCGGGCGCGTTGTGGCCGCTAAACATTCCGCCGCCGCCGGCCCGGTTTTGATCGTTGGTCGAAAATCCGAGAGATTCGAGATTTCCGTGCCGCGCGAGCCGGCCCTGGCCGGCGGCGACGGCGGAGTCGGCCGCCTTGCCCATGGCGGCGGCGTCGGCCTTGGCATTATCCCAACCGTCGCGGACCAGGTCGCTCGCCGCCATATCCATACCAGGGAGCTTGCCCATTGGCTTACCCTTTGGACTCCCGACCACGCCGAAGCGGCCGAGGGCGCGAGCGATCGCGAACATGAGGCCGGAACCAGGCGGCGCGGTGATCCCCATGAAGCCGGCGAGCGCGGGATCGACGTCGGCGTCGAGGTGCACGGCGTGCGGCGCCGCGTGGTCGAAGCGGTCGCGGGCGGCGCCGGCGCCGCCGCCGGTAAAGCCGCGCAGCTTGTGATTGGGAATGATCTCGCCGTCGCTCGGCGGAATGAAAACTTCCTCGCCGGCCTCGCCGACGATAATCGCCGCGCCGCCCTTGACCTTGCCGCCGTGTTGAAAACCAAAGAGCGAGCTAGCGATCGAGCCGACCAGCGAGCCGGTCGTCGCCGTCGCCGACGGCCCGGCCGAAACCCGCAACCACGAACGCGCTATATCGGCGACCGATTCAATCGCCACCCTGGCAAAATCGCGCCATTGGAACTTGCCGCGCGACAGGCTATCGACCAGGACGTCGTCCATGCGCCGATAGCTATCCTCGATCGAGCTCGCTAGTTCCTCGGTGCGCTCGCGCTCGAGGTCAATGACCTTGTCGTTGTATTCAACGCTAATAGCGAGTTTAGCCTTGGCCGCCTCGCGCTCGGTGACGACGCCGGCCTCGACGAGCTCGTCGATCTCTTTGCGCCGGCGATCGGCCTCGCGCGCCATGAGCTCTTGCTGTGAAAACACGAACTCGTCGCCGCGTAATTCCTCGGCGTGCAAGTGATCGAGGGCGGCCAGGCGGGCGACGGCCGCCGCTTCCTCGGCCTTGATCGCGGCGTCGAATTGCTCGAGGCGATCGGCCGCCGCTTCCTCGTCGAGCTTTTTCTCGGCGGCGATCCGCTCGGCGTAGAGCCGGCCGAGCTCGCGATTGATCTCGCGAACGATTGGCGTCAAGCCGAGCTCGGGCGGGACCAGGCGCGCCGTCGCCGAGGCGCCAGGCAATTTACTTTTGCTTGTGGTGACGTCGGCGCCTCGCGCCGGCGGCGCATCCTCGGCCGGCGACGAGCTCGAGGGCGCGAAGGCGGCGGGCGGGCGTTGGCCCCGGCCGAGCCCTTGGGCGGTGGCGAGCTTGCGAACCTCGGCCGAGAGAGTGAACTCGGAATCGAGGTCGGCCATTTCCTCGCCCATGCTTTGACCGCCGGCGGCCAGGCGGGCGCGGACCTCGACGAGCTCGCGAAAGGCGTCGGCCAGGCGATCGGCGTCGGCGGCCAGGCGCTCGACGTCGGATAGCACCGCGCCGGGCAATCCATTCTCGAGGGCGTCGAGCAAGAATTGCCAGCCACTAACTGAGCGTAAAACAAAATCCTGAAACTTAACCGCGAGCCCGTCGGTAAAAATCGTCCACTTATCGTTAATCACCTCGGCCTTGCGAATCAGCGCCTCGTCGAGAACCAGGCCGAGCCGGTGCGCCGCCTCGCGGGTCTCGTCAAACGCCTTGGATCCATTGCGAACGATCAGCGTCATATCAATGCCAGCCCGGCCGAACAGGGCGGCGGCGACGGCCGCGCGGCGGGTTTGATCTTCCATCTCGGCCATGGCGCGAAACGCGAGCGCGAGGGCCGCCTCGACGGAATCCACGGCGCGCATATCCTCGAGCAACGCGGGCGCCAGGTCGCCGAGCGTGGTCTCGAGCTCGCTCGAGCTCTTTTCGAGCTCGCCTATATTCTTCGTCGCTTTCTTTAGGGCGCCGTCGAGCTTGCCTTGCTCGACGCCGGCCAGGCTCGCGGCGTGGCGGTACTCTTGCAGGGCGTCGGTGCCGATCCCGATCGCGTCGGCGGTTTTGCCGATCAGGTCGGCGGCGAGGATTTGAGATTTGACCAGGGCGCCGACGCCGGCGATCCCGGCGGCGGCCGCCATGGAAAAGCGAAAGCCGGTCATGGCCGCCTCGCCGGCGCGGATCCGGTTATTTAGGCCGGCGAACGAGCGGCCCATATTGTCGCCGGATCGTTTTGCAACGCCCTCGGCTTTTTTGAGCTCGGTACGCATTTTCTTAGTGTCGCCCTCGACTACATAGAGAAGCTTCTCGAGAACTTGCGCCATCAGTCAGAATCCCCTTGCGGTTCAACGGCGGCCAGGTCGGCCGTCTTTTGCGCCTGGCGCTCTTTGTCGCGAGCGATCATGGCGTCGAGGTCGGGTCGGCTCGGCGCGTTGGCGCCGGGTTTGGTTGACTTGCCGCCGCCGTGGCGGCGATTGAAACCGCGAACGGCGGCGTTAAGGTCGCGGGCCGTCGCCGGATAGAACTCGGCCGGCGACCAGCCCAAGGCGAAAGCATTTTCGCGCATCGCCTCGAGCCAGGTGCGATCGGCGTTTAGGCTTTTTTTTCGAGGTCGACGCCGTCGACGAGCTCGTCGGCGGCGGCCGGATCAAATCCCATAGCGCCGGTTAGAAACAGAACCAGGCCGCCATAACCGAGATAGTTGGCGGCGCCGGGCTCGACGAGCGGCGCGTGCGTCTTTTTGTAACCGTGCTCGACCAGGGCGTCGCCGAGCTCGGCGAAGCTCGGCGCGTCGTCGCCATGAGCCGCGCGGATCCCGGCGTGAATTATGATCGCGGTCATACCGACACCGAGGTTGCGCGCGAGGCCGATCCCGAAAACGTCTTCGATCGTCATGCGGGTTTGATCCTCGATCTCGCAGATCGCCGCGAAGCTCGGGCGCAAGGTCCAGGTTTTGCCGGCGATCTCGAGCTCGACCTCGCCGCGTAGCCGGTTAGCCACGCCGGCGAGCTCGCGCGGTCTTGGTCTTGGCGGCCGGCGCTTTCTTTTTCGGCCGAGGTTTCGGGCGCGGCCTGGCGACCAGGGCGGCGAGCGCCATCATATCGGCCGGCCAGGTCGAGGGCGGCCGCTTGGCGGCGTAGACCTCGAGCGCGTCGGTCGCCTCGCGAACGGCGTTCGCGACGTCGGCCGCCGTGGTTCGCTTGTAACGCCTAGCGATCTCGACGACGGTCAAGCCGCCGCGCCTGAGAATCGCCATGGTCACCGAACGCTTTAGCGCCTTGTCCCCGGCCGACCATTGCGCCGCGTGGTCGTCGCGGTAGCCTTTGACGACGGCGAGCTCGCCGTCGGTCAAAAGCATTTTATGAAGCGCCGCCATCAAGCGACCCTCGGCAGCTTGATCGCGGCGATCGTGAGCGAGGTGACGCCCGAGTAGGTAATCGCCAAAAGGCCGCTCGAATTGTTAAACGCGAGCGGGCCGAACGGCCCGATCATTTCCTCGGATCCGGCGCCGACCGAAACCGCGACGTTGCTTTTCGCGAGGGATCCCATACCAGGAACCTCGCCCGTCGTCTTTTGCGCGGTGACCGTCACGGTCAAGGCGCCGCCCGAGCCGTTCTTAACGTGCAGTAAAACGTCGCCCATGGCGTTCGCGGCGGTGTCGCCGCCGCCGGCGCATGAGGCATAGGACGGCGTCACGCCGGCCTCGACGATCGTTTGAATACTTAAAGCCGCCATTGTGAGGACTCCCGGTTGTGGCGTTGCAGGGTGGCCGAGCTCGAGAATCTAGGCGGCCGCGTAGGTCACCGTTCCCGAGCTCTCGAAGGTCGCCGAAAAAGTTTCCTCGCCGTTGTGCTGGCCGCCGCGAACGTAGTTCGTCACCAGGAACGAGGCCGACCAGGAATCGCCGTTGTCGGCGACGATCTTGTAAGTATCGAGACCATTGGCGGCGGCCTGCGAGCGCAAGGTTTCCTCGCTCGCGCTATCGGTAAACACGCCCTCGGCGTCGAACGTCCACGATTGGATGCCGCCGCCGGCCAGAAGCTCGCGCATACCCGCCGAGCTCTTGGTGGTGACGTCGACCGCCTCGTTATTCATGGTCATATTGTTAGAACGACAACCGGCAATGATCGTGTCGTCGCCGTGCTTGAGTAGGAACGCTTCGCCTTTTCCAGCGGCCATAGTCTTGATCCTTTCCGAGATCAAAAAAAAGCCGCCCAGGGATTCCAGGGCGGCCGGGATAGAGCGCCAGGCGCTCGCGGTGGTCTACGGTGCCGAGAACGGAGCGCCCTCGGCGGCCTCGACGTCGACGTCGAGGCCGAGATCGAATTGCATTATCGGCCGGTGACCGCGCTCGCGATCGACCGACGTCGAAAGGCTTATCTCGCGGCAGCGCAACGCGGCGCCGCCGAGCGTTTGGTCGGCCTCGAGTACCTCGAGGGCGCGGCCGTATAGATCGTTTAGCGCGGCGCCGAGGGCGTCGATGGTCGACGCCTTGACGTATCCCTCGACGCGGATCGGAACCCGCCAAATCCCGAGGCCGACAACCCGCTCGCGTTCGTTTCGCTCGTCGCCGGCGTAAACCACTAGAAGCGGCATTTCGGCGGGCGTCACCGCATGGTCGCGGGCGCGCTCGACGGTTAGGCCAGAGATCGCCGCGACCGTCCCGAGGGCGGTCTCGACGCCGGCGATCGCGGTCTCGAGGCGCGACGTCGGCATCAGGCCGGCGCCGCGTAGGGATCGGCGCGATCGGTCAAGTAGTCGACCGCCGGGCGTAGGCCGAAGCCGACCACGGCGCGGTGGCCGGCCTCGAGGTCGAGACCAGGCTCGAGCTCGCCTGGCCGGATCCGGTGGATCAAGGCGGCGAGCGCGGCGTCGGTCTCGAGCGCGGTGACGACCTCGGCGAACAGCGCCTCGAGCGTGATCGAGCCGGCGGCGGCGCCGGCAGCTTGCACATAGGCGTCGATCGTCGGCGTCGCGCGATAGAGCTTGAACGTCGCGAGCTCGGCGCCGACGACCTGGTCGCCGTCGACCAGGACTAGAAGCGGGCCGGCGTCGAGATCATTGTCGCCGTCGACCGGCGCCGCGCGATTGCGCTCGACGGTGACGCCGGCGACGCCGGTGATCGTGGCGAGGGCCGTGGCGAGCGCCGCGAGTACGAGCTCGCGCCTGGCGGTCGGCATTAGACCAGCGCCCGGCGCATGGCGACCGGGATCGCGCGCCGCGAATCGCCGAGGATCCGGCGCGGCGACGAGATCCGGCGCACCGCGACGCGCTTGACCAGGGTAAAAAGCAATTTCGGCTTGGCGCGCCCGGTCTTACCGCGACCGATCAGAACGATCACGCCGGGCCGGACCTTGATGAAATAGGTTTTTTGCATCCGGCGGGTTTCTCGAATCGTCAATTGCCGCGCCGCCTTCTTATTCCTTATCGCCAGATAGCCGCCGCCGGCCGCCTTGATATCGGTGCCGAAAATCCGCGCCGCGATCGGATCGGCAAAACGGCCGCCACGCCGGCGAACTTTCCAGGTCGTGCGAACCAGGCCGACGACGCGGTGGTGCGGCCCCTTGTTTATGAGCGTCCCGCGAATTGTGTTCGCGATCCTGAAACCGCGTTTAGGAAACGCCTTTTTCGCGGCCGACCTGGCGCGCTTTTTGACCGGCTCGACAAAGCCGCGATTGATCCCGCCGACCATGGCGCCGTGCGCCCGCTTGTTGGCTTTCTCGATCGCGGCCGGTAACCGCTCGAGCCCCTTGGCGGCCAGCTTAAAACTCATTGCTCGGCCAGCCAGAGCTTGTTGATCGCGCCGATCTCGTCGCCCTCGACCTGGTCGACGGTAAACGTCACCGCGCCGATCACAAGCTCGTCGCCCTCGAGCGGCGCGGCGACCTCGGAGATCCGCAACAAGGCGCGGTGAGCCGGCGCCGAGACGCCGCCGAAACCGAGGTCGGCAACGGCGCCGGGTTTGGAATAGATCACCGTCACCGAAACCGCCGAGCCGCCGTCGGGCGTAAACGTCGCCGCCTCGCCCCAGTCATCCGAGGAAAACATGGCGGCCCGGTCGCTATCGGATTCGACGGCCATCGGTCTCTAAACCCGTTGCTTCCGGCCGAGGAAATGCACGGCGCAGACAAACGTCGGCGTCGAGCCGGTGATCGTCACGACGGCCCGCACATAGCGGTCGAGCTCGTCGAAGTCGATCGCGATCCCCTCGAGCGCGTCGGCCGCGTCGGTGAGTTGTGCAAAGGCCGCGCCCGAGATATCGGTAAACGTCGAGTTGTCGGCCGAGTCTTGTAGCTTGACGTCGAGCGTCGGCGTGGTCCCGCCGCCGGCCTCGGCGTCGAGAATTGCGATCCCCTTGCCGACGTAGTCGCGAACGTCGACGCCGGTCCCGTTCGCGGTCGCGGTGCGCTCGGTGTTGGCGAATAGGCCGACCAGGGTCGGACCATCAAACAGGTTTGTCGACATGACCTTAAACCTCCAAATTGGGTTGTTTAGCGACGGCTTTCGCCGTCACGGCGGCGGCCTTAACAGCGGCCGTGTGTGTGTCGGGATCCCAGGCAACAGCCTTGCCGGCGGCGACCAGAGCGAGGCACGACGAGGCCGGCCCCTTGAATCCGGTGAAACGCCCGATCGACGTCATGGCGCCCTTGCCGTCGCGCGCGACGGTGTTAGCGGTGACGTAGACCTCGGAGGTCGGCTCGGCCGGCGCCTTGCGGGTGCGGTGGGGGTGCCTTTCGTGGCCGTATAAAAAGCGGCGCCGCCGGGATTAGCCGGCGGCGCCGAGTTGATCGAGCTCGTAAGGGAGGCGGAGGGGACCGAGCTCGAGATAATCCTCTTTAACCGTCTACGCGGTGAGCGCGTCGAGCATCGCCGAGAAACTCGCCGCGTGGCGAATCCCGATATCGGCATCCTGGTGAGTGACGATCCGAACGGCGCCGGTCGTCGATCCGGTGTAGGGATCGACCAGGACGTCGAGTGCGCCCCACATACCGATTACGAGGTCGGCCCAATTGCCGAACACGATCGCCGAGCAAATCGCCGAGGCCGAGCCCTTGGTCAGATTGTCGGGAACCTGGTTCGAGACGCCGGCGCGGTAGCCGTTGAGCATACCGAAACCAGGCTCGGCGGCGTTGTCGCCCCAAACGAATTGCGCCGCACCGCTTGCCTTGTCGGTGTTCTTGAGCACGCCGCGAACCTTGGCGTTCGTCAGGTATGCCATGGCGCCAACGTCGGCGTTGGCGACCGCGACGTCGGTCTCGAGCTCAATCACGTTGCCCCAGGTCGGCGAGAGCCCGTTCGTGCCGCCGGCGACGTCGCCGATCCCGGTCGTCGCCAGGATCCCGGTCGGCTGATTGCTCGCTCCCGAGCCGTTGATCGCGCCGACGTCGATCGCCAGGGCGAGCGCGCTCGCGAGATCCTCGCGGACCAAAACCTCGACAGCCGGCGAGCTCTGCTTAATAAGCTTGCGCGACATATCGGTAAACGCCGTGACGGTCTTGGGCGCCATGGCAAGTTGGCCGGTGGTCTGCGTGGTCTCGGAAGCGGCCGAGCCCTCGGCAACCCAAGAGCCGGCGGCGCCGGCGGTGATCGACGGGATCGAGATATCGCCGACCAGGCCGTCGAGAACGCGGGCGCCGAGTTGCTGAACCATCATCCGGTTTCGCAACAGGCCGATAAACGATTCGGCCAGGTTGTCGGTGGCGACCAGGTAGCCGCCCGAGCCGTCGGTGCCGGCGGTGAGATCACGCGAGGCGATCATAACGTCGTAGGGAACGACAAAGCTCCCGCGTTGAGCAATGTTGAGTTTGGCGACGGCGGCCTCGGAAACCTCGCGCTCGAAACCGGCGGCCGACCAATCGCCCGACAACGACGCCTGGATCGCGCGGGTAAATGAAAAGCGGTTTGCCTCGGCCGGCGTGAGACCGATCTCGGGCGAATCCTCGTCGCCGCCGCGAAGCGCCAGCGGCGCGGCGCCAGGCGCGGCCGCCATGCGGTCGAGCAAGACGCGATTGAAAGCGTCGACGGTGACGCCCTCGCGAACGGCGTTCGCGGCGGCCTCGACCATGTTGAAACGGACGCCGGTCTCGGTGATCTCGAGGGCGCGGGCGCGCTCGTCGGCGATCGACGGGCCGGCCGGCACGGCGGCGACGGTGGCGGGTGCCGGCGCCGGTGCGGCGCGGGCGGCGGTGGCCTCGGCGGCGGGCGCCGTGGTCTCGGTGGTGTTTTCGGTGGGCATATCAGAGCCCCTTTCATGAAAGGTAAAAGTGCGGACGTTGTCGCCCTCATGGGCGCGGCCCATGCCGACCGACGGATCGGCCGGAACGGAAGTGATCGAGATCTCGAGCGGCGCCCATTCGGTAATTCGGTAGGAGTCGCCGTCGTCGCTGGATTCCGCGAGTTTCATTTCGCGGATCTCATAGCCGACGGAAACGTGCGAGCGGATCCCGTCGACGACGTCGCGCCAGATCTCATCGGCGCGCCCTTGGCGGCCGAACCTGACTCGAGCGTGGCCGCGTCGATCGTTCCCGATCTCGGCGGATTCCACGACGCCAACGTGATCGCCCCGGTCGTGATCGACCAGGAGCGGCCCGGCGTCATTCAACCGATCAAGGTCGACGGCGCCGGGATCGTGGTCGAGGATCTCGTCGCCGAACCACCGGCGGACAGGAACCTCGGAAGAAAACGAAAGCGTGACGGTGCGAGATTGCTCGTCGATATGGTCGCGAGTAATCGTCGCCGATCGGAACATCGTTCCGACCTCAATTTTCCGTGGCATATCAAAAACCCCTTTTTATTCGCCGTCGGCCTCGACGGTGAGAACTGGCGCCGCCGGCGCCGGCTTAGTGAAATTGAGACCGAGCGAAACGGCGAGCTCGCGCTCGGCGACGATCCGCTCGAATAGTTCCTCGAGGTCGATCCCTTGCTCGGCGGCGATATCGGTTAGCGAGCGCGAGCCATTGGCGAGGCCGAGATCGTTCGCCTTCATATCTTTGAGCGGGTCAACCCATGACCAGCCGCGCGCGCGCCAGATCGGCGAATTGAATTTGTCGAACTTGCTCATGGGCAGACGGCCGACCTGGCCGCTCGCCATGGCAAGCGGCAACCAGGCTTTGAAAACCTCGGCGTGCAAATTCTCGATCAACCAGCCTTGAACCATGCGCCAGGCGTCGCGCTCGTCGAGCACGCCTTGACGGATCGAGGAGAAATTGACGTTGGAGAGATCGCCCGACAGGGCGGTATAGGAAACATTCAAACCGGCCGCCACGCCTTGCAGCGAGCGGCGCACGAACGGGTCGAAATCATTGGTCGGATAGGTCGGGTCAAATTCCTTGAAATCGACGCCCGGCGGGAGCCGCTCGAAGTGACCAGGCTCGGCGTCGCTCAATAGATTGCCGGCGGCGTCTTTTTCGCCCTGGTCGCCGCCGTAGGCGTCGGGCGTGGTCTCGGTGTAAAACCCCATCTTGGAGGCGCCGGTGCGGGCCGCGACTAACGCCGCTTCCTCATAGCCGCCGATCATCTTGGCCCGCGTCGCGGCCGAGACGAACCACGACCAGCCGCGCGATTGCGAAACCCGCTCGCGTGAAAACAGGTGTACCAGGTCGGGCGCCTCGACGCGGTGGTGACGCCGGCGCACGCCGGCCAGGTCGTCGCCAGGGTGCGCCGCCGTCAAGTGATAGGCGATCGGCCGGCGCCATTCATTGAACTCGACGCCGAGGCGGATCTCGGCGCCGGCGCCGAGCGGTTTGTTTAGTTGCTCGTCGAGGTGATCGGCCTCGATAATTTGCAGGGCGAAGCCGAACGGATTATCGAAACCGCGAACCAGGCGGATCAAAACCTCGCCGTCGCGTGCTACGGACTCGGCGACCAGGCGCTCGACGGCGGCCCATGACAAAGTACCGCAAACCGTGGCGACGCCCCTTTTCCCCCACGCCGACCAGGCGGCCTCGATCGCCTCGTTTGCCTGCTTGTCGGCGTTGCCGGCGTTATCCTTAACCCGCATTTGCAAGCGGATCCCGCTCGGCCCGAGAACGTTGGCTTTGACCAGGTGCAGGAATCGCCGGGCGTAATCGTTATTAACCGAGAGGTCGCGAGCGCGGGCGCGGATCGTGCGAAGCCCGGCCTTGTGCTCGGCGTCGGCGGTGAGCGGAGCCGTTACCCAATCGGAGAACAGGCGGCCGCCGGCGCCGGCGTCAAAGGCGCGCCGGCCGGTCGAGCGAGTGAAACCAAAGCGGCGAGCGACGCGGTCGATAAAGCGATCAGCCATGGCGTGCGAACCTCGTCATAATCATTCGACCGGACGCCTTGCCATTGGCGAGCGCCTCGGCTTGGGCCTCGCGGCGTAGTTCCTCGAGGTATCGGTCGCGTAGCGTCAACAGGTCGGCGAGCGGCGTGCGTTGCAGCGAGCGGCCGTCGACGGTGTAGGACTCTTGGTCTTTGGTCGCCCGGCCCTCGATCACCGCCTCAATATTGTCGACCACGACGCGGGCGTGCGATCGGCCCTCATAGCCGCTTGCCGGGCTCGCGAGATCCTCGAGCATTTTAACCGTGCCGGCGTCGATTCGGTGGCGAGCGGCGCCGGCGGTGACAAATGCGGCCCATCGGTAATTGCCGGCGACCAGGGCGGCCGTAACCGACGCCACCTCGGCGACCGCGTAGTCGTCGCCGTCGGCCGAGGCGGTGATCGTAAACGCCACGCCCGGCGAGCCGAGCGGGACAAACTCATAGGTCAGCGTCCAGGTCGACGCCGGGTAGTCGGTCGAGAGATCGCCCCGCGTCCACGCCAGGGTATCGCCTCGGACAAACTCGGTCGGCTCGGTGGTCGGGATCGGTGCGGCCATAACCTAGTTTCTCCATCCGTTGACAAAGCCGCCGCCGCGAGCCGGGCGGCGCGGTGGCGCCGAGCGAGGCCGCCGCACCACGACCGGCGCCGCAGGCGCCTGGTCGTCAGCGGCGTGATCGGCGGCCTCGAGCTCGTCGCCGTCGGTGGTCTCGTCGGCCGCCGCCTCGGCGATCCGATAAGCCGGCGGAACCCAAGAGAGGTTGGGGCGCTCGCCGCCGTGGCGAGCAACGCCGGCGTTGGCGTAAACCAGCAAATCGAGCGTTTCGTTTCGCGGCCGGGTCTTAACCCACAGACCGTCTTTCTTTTCCTCGGCGACGAGCTCGTCGACGTAGTCGTCGGCCAGGTCGCGCGGCAGGTGGATAAAACCGGCGCCTGGCGTCTCGCGGCGCAGTCGGGCGTCGGCGATATCTTTGAATCGCGTGACGTTTAAAATCCAAACCGTCGCGCCGCTCTTGCGCGGCCGGCCGTGCGCGTCGACCTCGAGATAGGTTCGCGAGATCAATCGCGCGGATCGGTGCGATCCGCCTTTGACCAGGGTGATCGCGCCGTCGACCACGCCGGCCGCGCGGGCCGTGTGCCAGAACGTCGTCGCGTTGACCGAGACGCCGTCGAGGCCGCCGGTGTCTATCGAGGTGTTTGCGATCCGCGCCTCGGCGCCGTCGCGGCCTTTAATCGGATATTTTCGCCAAATCACGCGATCGAGAATTAACCCCCATTGCTCGGGCAGCTTGGCCGGCGCGATCGAGCGGCCGCCCTCGGCCTCCATAATGGCGAAGCGATCGACGAGCGCACACTCGAGCCCCGGCCCCCAGGCGAAAACGCCGACCTCGAATCGGTTGCCTTGAACATCGACGGCGGCGGTCAAACAAACCGCCCAGCCAGGAACCTCGCCGAGCTTGTAGTCGGCGGCGGCGCGCCTGGCGCCAACGCCCTCGGCCTCGAGCGGCGCGGCGTCGTCATGCTCGCCGACGTAGTTGATCCCGATCGCCGTGTTGAAATACGCCCGCAACGGCGCCTCGTCGGCGGTGGTCTCCCAAGCGATCACCGCCTCGCGGTGGCGCTCGGCGAGCTTGCCCCACGACGCGAAACCATGAAGCCCGGAAAAGTGAAAAGAGGCGACGCGGGTTTCGCGGGCCGGGCCGGTGACCTGGCCGCCCTGGTCGACGACCTGGTCGGGACCAGCCCAAACCCCGGCGAGGTTCATGGCGCGCTTTTCCCGGTGGTCGATAACGCAACCGTTCGACGGGCAGATAAGCCGGGCGCTTTCGCGTGCCTGGTCGGGCGTCCCTTCCCGGTCATAGTTGAGATCATCAAACGTCGGCGCGAAGTATTCGCCGCACGACGGGCAAGGCATAAACCAACGCTCGGCGGTGCCGCGATCGAAATCGGCCTCGATCCCGCGCCTGGCGCCGAGCGACGGCGTCGAGCATTTAAGGCCGACGGCGCGGCCCTCGAAAGTCGTTTGACGACCGGCGAGCAATTGCTCGGCCGAGCCCTGGCCGCCGATATCCTCGGGAACGCGATCGCTATCGTCGATCGCCCACCGAGGCGCCGGCCGGCTCGAGAGTTGCTCGATCACCGGCCAAACGGCCCAGAAGTGACAACCGCGAAAGCGTTTTGAGAAAATGTTGTCGGCCGAGCGGTCGGTGCGTTGTAGCGCGCCCATTGCCGGCGTCGATCTAATCATCGGCTCGACGCGGGTCTGCACAAAATCTTTCGCCATTTCTTTAGACGGTTGCAGCAAAATAAAATTCGCCGGATCGTCTATCACCGTCCACTCCAGCCAATTTAAAATGATTTCGCTTTTCGCTACTTGCGCCGAACCCTTGATCGCAACGAGCTCGTAAAGCTCGGAGGAAAGCGCCGCCATGGGCGCCTCGGTCCAGGGCGCCCGTTCCATTTGCCACGGTCCCGAATAGCCGCCGCCGGGATTGGCGAGGACTCGGTTCTCAATCGTGCAATCGACGACGCCGCGCCGGCGCGGTGGCTCGAGCTCGTCGGCGGCCTCGGCAACGATCGACCAGGCCGGCACGAAACCGGGAACGTTAGGCAGCGCGGTTAATGACATAAGTCTCTTTTCGTTTGAGCGCCGAGGCCAGGTCGGCGAGGGCGGTGTCGATCCGATCGCGGATCGCCGTGCGGGTTTCGCGGTCGAGGTCGAGCTCGCGCGCAACGTCGTCGGGCAGCGCGAGCAATTGGCCGCGCAACGCCGCGAGCGCATCGCGAACGGCGTTCGCGACCTGGTCGGTCGGCGTCAATTGACCGCGCCGCTCGGAGACCTGGTCGGCGACGCGGATCGCGTCGAGCTCTTGGCGCCGTTGCAAGGGCGAGAGCTCGAGCGTCTCGTCGGCCGGATCGGTGCCAGGGAAAAGCTCGAGGCGCCAGGCTTTGAGCTCGGCGGCGCGGGCGTCGACCTTGGCCGCGTCGGCCGCCGCCAGGCCGTCGAGAAAATCGCGAACCTTGACCGCGTCGAATTTGTACGCCTGGCCGTTGCTCCCGCGCTCGACAATCGGAAAATCGTCGGCGTGCTCGCGCATCTTGGCGCGCAGGGTGACGACCGTCGTCGCCATGATCTCGGCCATTTCCTCGAGGTTGACGATCGCGGCGCCGACCTCGGTCGCTTTTGCCATCAACCGAAACCTCAAATAGTTGGCGAGCTCGAGAACCAGGCGACGCGCGCGAATCGCGCTTGTCCCC